AGTTAGTTTGTTGCTATTAAATTAATTTTTTTAAAAAGAGGTAATTATAATGGCATATTCAACATCTGGCGGAAGTTTTAGTTTCGCAAGTGGAGAAAATCATTTCATACCTGAAGTCTTCTCAAAGAAGTTACAAGCTAAGTTTTATGCTCAGACCATGTTGTCTGAAGTTACAACTAACGAGTACGAAGGAGAGATCTCAGGGTTAGGTAATAAAGTAAATATCAGAACAGTTCCTGCTGTATCAGTAGCTGACTATTCTGGCTCTATTTCATATAGTGATGTAACATCATCTACTATTGAATTAGATATCAACAAAGCTAAAAGCTACGCTTTTAAAGTTGACGATATCTTAAGAGAACAAGCAGATATCGACTTCATGAACGAAGCAGCTAATGACGCAGCTCAAAACATGAAAATCGCTATTGAGCAAGATGTGTTCGCAAACGTAGCCGCTGGTTCGTCTTTAACAGACATCAACGCAACACCTGCTAACATTACAGCTTCAACTGTTCTAGGGCATATCTTAGACGCTGGTCAACAGCTTGATGAGAATAACATTCCAGAAGACGGAAGATTCATGATCATCAATCCTGCTGTTGCAACAGTGTTAAAGCAATCAGAACTAAGACAAGCATACTTAACTGGTGATAATGTATCTCCATTAAGAAATGGCTTTATTGGTACAGTTGATAGATTCAATATGTATGTATCTAACAACCTAAGCACAACATCTGGAGTAACATCTGGTCTGTATGGGCATCCTAAAGCTGTTGCTTACGCTTCTCAAATGACTAACACTGAAACTGTAAGACTTGAGTCTTCATTCGGTGATGGCGTTAGAGGTTTGTCTGTATACGGATACAAAGTTATCCTACCTACAGCTATCGGCGAATTTAAGCTACAAACTGCTTAATACTAGCTATTGCTTAAAGGGAGTTTCGGCTCCCTTTTTTTTTAGAAAAAAATAGATAGAACACTTATATTTATGGTATCTTTATTATGGTTAATCAAAGAAGGAACTACACATGACAAAAGACGAACTATTAAAATTAGCTAAAGAAGAACACAATGTTGCTTTAAATCCAAAAGAAAAACTTGCGGACTTAGAAGACAAGGTAGCTACATTAGAAGCAAATAAAGATGTGAAGGAAGTCAAGACTCCGAAGAAAAAAGAGTCTGTAAGTAAAGACCCTATAGCATCAAGAAGTGAGCACGGCAAGGTTGTCCTTTGGAACCCACGCCACAGAGCAGAATTCTGGCAGTTTGTTCATGACAAGAAGCATCTAACAGAAGAAGAAATAAAAACACTAGGACTATAAATGGCAACTGTTAAAGTAATAGATTTAATTGATAGAGCTGAGGAGATCTTACAGGATACTACTAACGTAAGATGGTCCCAACAAACTCTATTAAACTATTTAAATGATGCTCAAAGAGAGGTCGTTTTATTTAGACCAGATGCAAATCCAATTAATGAAACATTCACTCTAACAGCAAATAGTGCAAAGCAGACATTACCAAGTGCGGCACTAAGACTAATATCCATTTATAAGAATACCAATCCAACAACAAAACCAATTACTAATATTGAAAGAAGAGTGTTGGATGATCAAATAGAAGATTGGCATGGAACCACAGGAACTAATGTTGAGCATTATGCTTACGACCCATTAGACCCAAAGGTATTCTATGTTTATCCTGGATCCGCAGCATCAGACGCAACAATAGATATTGTTTATAGCTCATCACCAACAGACATTACGATAGCTAATTTTACATCAACAGCAACCACAATATCCTTAGACGATGTTTATGCTAACTCTATACTTGACTACATGTTATATAGGGCATACCAAAAAGATACTGAGTATGCTGGAGACATGAATAAGTCTGGCGTATATATGCAATCATTCCAGCAGTCTTTAGGAATTAAAAACCAAGTTGACGCAGGATCTACTCCGAAGCCGTCAACACCAGCACAATAGTGATTTATGGCAGTAGCAAAAAAGATAGAGTCTTTAGCACCTAGGGTTAAGAGAGAAGCCCCAAGCTGCCCTTCATTCATTGTTATAGATGAACTAAGAAACGCAATTATAGATTTCTGTGTCAACACAGACATATATCTATCTGAGCTAACACTTTTCCAAACAGTTAATGGCATAAACCAATACGAGTCTGGAGATCTTGATATCCCCAATGGAGCAGAGCTAAATCATATTATAGATATCTTTTCTGAGTTCGGTGAATCAAGCGTACAAATTTCAGAGAAGAGCCTAACAAGGCTTACACCAAAGCCGTTAATTGGATCGCCATCTCTTTTCGATGCCTATGGGAAAGGAAGACCTAAGTACTATAGTCAAAAGGATCAGGAAACTATTTTGTTTGCACCAACGCCAGACAAGAACTATTCACTCTATGCACTTTATAGTCTGAAGCCTACAGCAACCGCAACAACAGTTCCGAGCATTATAATAAACGAATACCAAGAGGCGATTGTGCATGGTGCACTTTATAGATTGCAGATGATGAAAGATAGCCCCTGGTCTGACGTTCAGGCAGCAGATCTTAATAAAAAAATGTATGATAAGGCAGAGGCGGTCGCAGTAAGAAAATCTAAATACGGAGGTGTTGGAGCCCCACTTACTATTAAGTATCAGGAGTTTGTATAATGGCTTATTCAGAAACAATAAAATTAGTTAAAGGAGATACTCTTCCAGAGCTAACTATTACACTAAGGGATAGTAATACAGCAGCATCAGGAAAGACATTGGATCAAGAAGATCCTTCTACCTTTGCACCTATAGACATTACAGGCGGTACTGTAAGAGTAAGAATCAGAAAGATAGGATCTACTACAATACTAAAAACAATAGTAGCAACAATAACAGCCGCATCGGACGGCAAGGTTAGTATGTTATTTCCAGCAGACACATTCGCTGATGCTGGTTTCTTTGAGGCAGAGGTTGAGTACACGACATCTGGCGGAAACATACAAACTGTTAATGACTTAATAAAATTAAGTGTGAGAGATGATTTTGACTAATGGCTATAAAGTTACTAGTAGAATACTCTTCTCTACATCTTACAGCCACAAGACAGAAACTAGCCTCCTTATCATTATCTAGCGAACCTTCTGCCCTTTTACAATTTGTAGATCTTACTAGCTCACAAAGCTATGTAAGTCTTGACGCGGATCTTTTCTTAGACGCAGAAACTAAAAACCTTTACTTCTCTTCTCAGTATGACTCACCACAGGTGCAGGTCATATCTATGTCAGAGGACTCCGTTTTTGATTTTGCCAAGGTTCTAGGAGACACCCTTACGTTCAATGATAATCAACTAGTCAAGAACATTAATAAGTCCGTTGATGAAAGTGTAAGCCTTACAGAAGACGTTGTTATAGTTAAGATATACTTCAGGGACTTTGCAGATAATTTCTCGTTTGCCGATACGCAGTCACTCTTATCTGGTTTAAATAAACAGGATATAGCAACCATAACAGAGAGTCTTATTGTTAACTCTTCATTATCGAAGTCAGATACCACAACATTATCCGAGACATCTGTCATAGCAACAGACATAAATAAGAATGATTCAGTTGCTATATCGGAATCGTTTGACAGGGTTGTTTCTTACATAAGGGCGTTCACAGACGCTATAACACTTGATGATCTTGCTAGTGCACAGGATCCATTACAGACAGATAATATCTTAAACAAAGATAACTTTACTACGGTCACAGACGAGCTTGCTTATTCAATAGCCTTTCCAAAGTCCGACTCCATATCTTTCACAGATGCTCCTGCTATATCTTTTACAACAAGCAGGGCAGACACGCTTTCTTTATCAGAAAGTCTTGCCCTTAACTTACAATCAATAGCTTCCGATAGCACTTCACTATCTGATGCAGAAGTGATATCTTTTGCAAAGAGTTTATCTGATTCATTAAGCATCACCGAATCTATTAATATTTCATTAATAACAGGTGCTCAAGGCTTAGTATTGAATGAGGCTAGACTCAACACTAATGTATTAAATTAGGAGATTTAAATGTTAAATGATGGATTAAAACTTACAGGTAAGTTAAGCATTGCAATCAATAATGAGGTTGTGCAAGAAATACCAAACCTAGTGGTTACAGCTGGAAAAGGATACGTTGCTTCAAGAATGAAGGACGCTACCGCTACAGCTATGTCACACATGGCAATTGGTACTGGATCAACAGCCGCAGCGGCATCCGATGCAACATTAGGAACTGAGGCAGGAAGGGTGACTTTAACGTCAACAACTGTTTCGGCTAATGAGGTTGAATATGTGGCTACGTTTGCAGCTGGCACAGGAACTGGAGCTATAACAGAGGCAGGCATATTAAATGCTTCTTCTTCTGGAACTCTTCTTTGTAGAACAGTATTTTCTGTTGTCAACAAAGGTTCTGCTGACGCAATGACTATTACTTGGACTGTTACAGTAAGTTAATTTTAAGGAGTTATAAATATGGCTGTTAAGTTTACTAACAACGCCAGAACAACTCTTGCTGCTGACATATCAAATAGTGCAACCACAGCAACAGTTACTAGTGGTTCTGTATTCCCGGTATTAAACGCTGGAGAATATTTCTATTGCACATTTGATAATGGAACAAATAACGAAATTGTTAAGGTTACTGCAAGGAGTGGCAACACCCTTACTATAGTTCGTGGTGTAGATAACACAACAGCTAGAGCCTTCTCAACAGACGATGTAGCGGAGCTAAGAGCTACTGCTGGTCTTCTAACTGACATACAAGAAAACATTGCAGCTAAGTCTGCAAACCAAACAGTATATAACGCAACTACCGCATCAAGTGCTACAGACTATGACATAGGCATAGATCCTGGTCTTGAAAGTAATGCAATGGTATTTCTCAATGGTGTAATGCAACACCATGACACCTTCTCATTTAGTGGATCCACATTAACATTCGACACAGCCCCATCCAACGGATTGGCTTTGGAGGTTATTGTTGATAACTTAATTAACCTTCAGTCCTCTAATTTAACAGTGGACACATTTACCGCAGCGGATGTTGGCGGTAATCCACAGGTTGACTTTGTTCTATCAGATGCCCCTGCGGGAGAAACAAATCTGATCGTCTTTGTTGATGGTGTATTTCAAGCCAACGACACTTATACTATTTCAAGCACAACGCTAAGCATGACCGATGGAGTTACTGCCGATATGGTCGTAACAGTTTATGTAATGAACCCAGTTAATATAGGGGCTCCTAGCGATAACACAGTTACTAGCTCCAAGCTATCTGGCAACATTACTATGCCTGCTGATCTTACGGTAACAGGTGATGTAGCTTTCGATTCCCCAACATTTGTAGTAGATAACGCTAACTCTCGTGTAGGTCTAGGAACAGCAACACCATCCGTGCCCGTAGATATTGTCGGTGAAGTAAAAATATCTAGCCAT